TAAGGCTTTTGCACCTGCGTCAGAGTTGCCGTTACCTAAAAGAGATACTAGGTCAGCAGGTAACACGTATTCACCGTGGCTAAGTTTAGCTTCTTGTACCCCATCAATGCTACCGGGAACTTCATCAGCTTGCCCGTCAGAATCACCATTGAGATACCCGCCTTTAGCCATACCCTGTAGGAAAGCTGCTACATCACCACCTTCGGCAAACCCTTGTGCTTGAGCTTTTGCTTTGGCTTGAGCTTCTGCAACGGACATAGGCTCTTGGTTTTCAGGTGCTTTAGCGTATATAACGTCTGACATGTAGCGTCTTCCACCACTACCGGGACGACGATCTGAATCATCTCTACCCTTAACAACTTCTTGAATAGCTTGATACTCAGGTATTTCACCTTGATAACCAACCACAGGTACGTCTGCATCGAAAAACCCTTTGTCTTTAGCAAAACTAGCGCCGCCTACCCCAGCGAGTAATTTTACTATGTCAGAAGTACTAACATCGCCGCCTTCTTTGTCAATCACACCACCAATAAGATCTTTTAAAAAATCACCGATATTACTCATCATCTACTCCCAACTATCCGCAGTAACTCGTTAAGCGTACTGTCGGAAGTTTGTTTTGGTTGGTGGATCGTATCAAATAGATCCCCATAAGAACTTTGTATCATACCACCAGAGGCAGCGTTTACTACAGAATTGTTACCCGTAAGACTGGCTAAAAACGAGGCTATATCATCTCGCCGTCCTTCTCGCTCCCCTAGCCTAAACAAAGGCGGGGCTTTTTCTTGTACGATCCCCGGAGTGCCACCACCGCCACCGCCACCACCGCCACCGCCGTTAATTAACGATAATATGTCGGAGAAAGATAAACCAAGATTAGGTGTATCTATGTCTATGTCAGGTGTATCTATATCTACGTCAGGCTTATCTACATCTTTAAGCGCCTCACGTACAGGCTGTATTACAGCGTCATCTACGGCACTACCTACAGCCTTAGCTGCATCAATAACGGGTTCAGTAACAGCTTCAACAGTCTCTTTAACAGGCTCAAATACTTTATCGTCTACAACCTTACCGGCAGCTTCAACAGTCTCTTTAACAGGCTCAAATACTTTATCGTCTACTTTCTTACCTACAGCCTTAGCTGCATCAATAACGGGTTCAGTAGCGTCTTTGACAGGCTCGAAGATAGTATCGTCAAACATCTTACCCGCATATGCTATGGCATCGCCAATTCGTTTAATGAATTCAGGGGTTTTCATGTCATTAGGTGCTAGTGCGCCACCTTCTTTAATGTACTCTCCAAGACCTTTAACCAACGCATTGTCAAAATCAGTGCCTTTCGCTAACTCCATTTGAGTTTTAACAAGCCCAGACGTTAAGTCATCTTGATTAATGTTAAAGCCTTCAAGAAATTTTTTGTCTAAACCGGCTTTATTTAACGCCGCAGTAGTAAATTGATCTCCAAACCTACCTACTACAGCCCCAGCAACGTCACCACTCACGGCTCTAGTAATGAATGTGCCATTTTTTACTAGGTTGCCAAATGATTCGGCGGTTTTTGTAGCGGCTTCAAAGGCTTTTGTAGCACCAGAAGCATTTTTTAATAGGTCTGCGTGCTCTACACTAAAAGTACCTGCAAGAGCCAACCCTTCCGCTTGTTTAGCCGCTTCTCCTAGTTGGGCAGCGGAGGCATTTAACCCTTCAGCGTAAGCGCCTACACCTGATGTAAGCCCCGCCGTAGCAGCAGCTTTGAGTATGTCATTCATATCCCCGCCAGTAGCAGCGGTTATTAAAGCAGAAGCAGTAGCGTTACCGGCAATAGTGGCTCCAAGACCCGCACCAGCAGCAGTAGCACCAGCAGCACCAGCAGCACCAGCAGCACCAGCAGCACCAGCAGCAGCAGTACCAGCAGTAGCACCAGCAGCAGTAGCACCAGTACCAACAGCAGCACCAGTACCAACAGTAGCACCAGTACCAGCACCAACAGTAGCGCCAGCACCAGCAGCACCGGCACCAGCAAAAGCATTTGCTAAAAACGCCCCGCCGTATACAGAAGCTGCAATTATAGCTGCCATCTTTATAGCGTCTTGTACTGAACTATCTTTAACTTCTTTGGTGCGAATCTCCGCGAAAGACATTGGATCGTACAAATACGTAGAGCCATCTTTTGTTTGTCGTGCGGGGGTTACACCATACTTTGCATACAGAGACTGAAGCATTGGATCACGTTTATACGCTTCCATCAGAGCATCTTGGTAACTTAACCCCTCAGTGGCCTGTAGGTAGGGTATTTGTTCTCTTAGTAAAGGTTTAACTAACGACTGAAACTCAGATATTTCTTCTGATGTTGCACTAGAGTGAGTCCCAAAATTACCCCCAAAACTCCCAACGTCTACTTTTTCTTCAACGGAGTTAAAATCATAGCCATAGTGGTCGCTAAGAACTGTGGATATATCTTCTACGCTGTCTACCTCAGCAATACTTCCGTAAGCGTTTCTAGTGTCTGCTATATTAGCGACAGTTTTAAAACCTTTTAGGTACTCTGGAGAACTTGTTTGGTCTACGTATTCTTCGGGAGTAAACGTTGCTTCAATAGGTGTAGTGATACCCCCTAATACTTTACCGGCATAACCCTTGTCGTAGAAATCATCTAATTCATCTACATCGTCTATGACACCGTAAAAGTTTCTACTGGTGCCGCTCATTAAGAAGTCTTTGTACTTCCCCATTGTGTACTTAGCGTCAGTTGGCTCTTCTAAAGCCGCTGCTACCTCTGGCGAGATTACATCCCCAAGATTTTTTGGGTCTATACCCAGACCTCTGTACATACTCCGTAGGTCTTCGGCTGCTTGGGCTGCTATCGCTGGGTCTGGTGAGTTAAGTTTTGCCGTAACAGGGTCAGTTGTTGCAGTTGTAGTTGTTGCGGGCGCAGTTGTTGCAGTTGTTGCAGTTGTAGTTGTTGCGGGCGCAGTTGTTGTTGTTGTAGTTGTCGTGGGCGAAGTTACAGCGGCGGATTTTGGAGCACCATAATCTACGCCCGTACCAGCTACGCGGTTATCAGTTACAGCGGGTTTAGATGCCAGAGCTACAGGCTTAGGCTTAGGTTTGGGTTTGGGTTTGGGCGCTACAGCTTTAACTGGTGCAGTTGTGGGGGCGGGTACGCTACCAATTCCAGACTGATACTGAGCTATACGCCTCTGTAATTCAGCTTGGTCTAACCCACCTAACCCTATGTTTCCTAGTCCTATATTCATCGCTTTACCTAATTAGCTATCAAAACGCCTTGAAACGATGCACCGATCTCGTTGTTGGTGCTGGTCGTAAACGCACGGGACTCGATGTCTGTTTTTTCAGGGAACACAAACGGGTATTCAAATCTGTCGATGTGTTGGCTACTCTGCATCACGTTAATAAAACGAGTTCTAAACGTATTAGACCCAAACTCACGGGCAACAAGTTTAACAGTAGCCGATTTGTTTGCTAGGCTCATAGCCGCAGTAAAGTTAATGTCATCTAAGTACAAAGTGTGCCCAGCGGGGACAGTATATACCGCCATTTGCGTCTGGTTGCCATTACTGAGGTTAGCGTAAACCACACCCCCTCCAGAGCTTTGTATGTGTATTGTCCCCGCCGCAGTGCCGCCAGTACCTGAAAGAGTAACAAATGCCCTGTTAATACGTATCCATGTGCCGGATATAGCAACCTCGGTTGTGCCGTTGAGCGTGACAGAAACAGACTTAATATTGTAGTCGGCATCAAGCCCCTGCACGGTGACAGTCTGTGCGCCAGTAGTAGAAGTACCATTATCCGCAGCCTCGTCACTAACTATATAAGCAGTAAAAGCTGCTGTAGGCCAAGGTACATTCCCACCCTGTTCCCAAATAGTTTCTTCCGTACCGTCTATGTCTGAATTGAACCCAAACTTATACAGCGGAGTAGCCCCGGCAACCTGACCTTTGGAAACTTGTAAATCGTATGGTTCTTGAACCGCCATAGCGTCCCTCAGTGCATTGTCTAGCTGATTAAAGTAGATCCGCAGTACATTATTAAATTGTTCAAACGCTTGTGGGTCATACCCGTCAGGCGGCGTAGGTAACTGCGGAGCAACAAAATTTATGTCTACCGTCATTACCGCCTACCATCTGGGCGTATGTCTAAACGGGGTGCGCCTAGCTGCCAAGTAACCCCAACATCTCCAGACTCTATTTTTATGGATAACTGCCTACCACGTACTCTGGTATATACCTGATCTGTAAACGCCTCAACAGGAACTATGGCACTGCGTGTAACTGCGGCACTATTAGACCCACCTTCAGACAGGGGTGAATTATACCCAGATCCAGATGATTGTAGCGGTAGTAGCTCCATAGTCAGGCTAGGGCTGTCCACAGTAGATCCATCAAATGTAACATCTGGCAGTATTCGACGTATAAACGAGAAGCTGTTTCCGTCCTGTATGTCAAACTGTGCCGACGTTATAAACGAGGATATGGCGGTGTTAGTGCCTGTTACGTTATCGTCAACACCGTTTTCGTGCATAACTAGATTATTACTATACGTAGCAGCAACAGGGTAAGCACGGGTGCCAGAATCTAGCCAAGCACTGCGTGCGAGTGTGCCGTTGTACCATACGTCCAATACGTGGTTATAGACTACATACTTATCTATTGTGGTTGAGTCAGCAGAGCAGTAGAACCACCAAATCTCGTCGAACCCTTCGTTAGTACCAGCAAACACTTGATCTATCTGATCGAAGTTAAAGTCATTAAACACAAACCGTTTTAGGTCACAGCGTAAGTTCTTAACCCTACCATCGTACATATAGAAAGAATCACGACCCATCCAGTAAGCTATACCATCTGAGTAAGCGGCTGAGTTCTGGGACGCAATAGATATGTTTTCACCAAGTAACTGGGAACCCCAAACTAAAGCACCACCTAGATACTGTAGCGCGTACATAGCAGCGTCAGTCCATACCAAAACTTCTTGGCGGGACTGTAGAGCAGTTACTATCTGAGAGCCTTTGGACAGCTTTATGTCACCTGCTTGGTTAGCTGCGCCGGGAGTCCACTGAGCCGCATTTGCTTGATCCGACCATCTAATAAGTAAAGGGTCTTGTACGGCACTGCCGATTGTATTGGTACCAAAGCAGAAAACAAACTGGCTAATATCTGATACAAGAATAAAGTTTTGTACTGTGGGTGTATTAGACGCGCCACTAAGTGTAGATAGTTCTACCGCACGCCCGTTAAGCCCGTCTGCGTTAGAAGCATCCCAGTAGTAAACTGCCCCATTGCGAGGGCCAAATACAAGGTCTTCACCAAAATTAGATTGACTCCATAGACGTAAGGAATCTGTAGCTGTTTCTATTCCGTTACCCCAAGTACCTTGATCCCATCCACCTGCGCCCCAACCTACTAGCGGAACTTCTATTTCTGGGCCGACATTTATCTGGTACTTAGCTGTTACCGAACCTCCACCTGTAGCAGAGGAACTAGCTGCTGTAGCAGATTCTATGGTGTAAGTATTACCTGTAAGATAAGTTATCTGGAACTCACCGTTTAAGGTCAGTCCGCCTACAGCAGATGCTCCGCTAAACGTAACAAAGTCACCGTTAATATACCCACCATTAGCATCGGTTACAGTGACCGTAGTAGACCCACTGGTAGTAGTAAACGGGTTGGTTAAAGACACACCTGATGGAGTGCGTTCTGGAGTTATGTCGTAGTACAGCCCACCTTTCTCTAAGTAGAACTTGAGGTTCGTACCTACACCTAACAACTTTTGATTAGACAGCGTGACCCAACTGTGTAAAGACCTACACAAACCAAGAAACGTGTAACTAGACAGCGGTTGCCACCCACCTATTTTTTCTGGTAGCCCGCCACGAAATCTGACTTTATCGCAGTCAAACCAACCCTCTTCTGCCGCATACCTTGTAGTCTCGCGGTTTACTCCGGGTTTGAATAATAGCTTCTGAAGCGGCATTATCTGTATTCACCTGTGCGGATCATCTCAGTTACCTCTAAGGCACGGTTGCCCACTTGTGTAGCCCACTTACTGTCCATAAACTCATCGGCAGCAATATCAAATTGTTCGCGGGACATAGCTTCAAGAGCATTTACAAACCCACGTAGTCGAGTCTGGCCCAGATTAAACGATATATCAATCATAGCGTCTTGACGCGGTTTGTTCATTGCAGGGAACCAGAAGTAAGTGTCTGTAAGTTCTTCCTTTACCCGCTTGATGTCGTTTGCTAGTAGGTAGTCAATCTCATCATCAGACAGGCCAAGACCGGACTCACTAATGTTTCTGCCTACAGCAATTGTTTCATAGCCAGCCGAGCATATATAAACCTTAGACCGCACACCTTCGTGGCGTTTAAGCATACTAATTAAATCGCTCATTACTTCTCCCTAGCTACAAAGTTAACCTTCTCGTAGCTTCTCATTGCGCCCAAACCGAGCATTCCCATCATAACCGGAACGAGCAGGGTTGTATCTATTTCGGGTAGGTCTACCCAGATGCCAAGAATGTTGGCAATAATCGTATTGTAGAGTAAGCCCAGCGAACACACCCACCCGATACTCGGTCGCCATCCGGCAACAAATAACGACTTATGTGCAGCTTCTGTTTTGTTTACGTCTAGCTGGCCCTTCATAAGCTCTTGGGCATGTCGCTCTGACATCGTAGCAATCTCGTGGGCCAAGGCGTTTTTCTGATCCTTGTCCTCAATGAACTTGTCCAGTAGCCCTGTAACCGGCCCTACTAATGATGCGACGATGCTCATAGTTTAATCCCAAGTTTTCATGTTAGACCGTATCTTTTTAGGTACGCAGTAAGCACTTATGTTTTTCTGGTTGCGCTGTTGCTTTCCTATTTTAACCGCACCGGATTCGACGTAGTAGGCGAACTGATTACAGCGCGTAATATCTCTGAAATAAAACTCTTCCTTTAAAGGCTCGCCATCTATTATGACAATAAGCAGGAAGGCCATAATCATCGGTTAGTTAGCCAAGCCAGTAAGCCGCCTACAGCAGCAGGGACTAAAACAATCACTACGACAAAAATCATCGCGTACTGGCCCATTTCTTTCCGAAACTTCTTCTGTTTAGCTACAGCTCTAGCCAACTCTTCTTGTTTGGCCTTCCTCGCATTTGCCATCTCTTGCATACATTGCTGATACAGATGACCGTTACCGCTTATGGTAAATAAATCTTTCACCTCTTGCATGGTGTCTGCAATTTGCTTTCTAGCCAGCGCAGCTTTAATCGCATCAGCCTCAGACAACTTGCCTGTATTCTGTGCCTTAGCCAGTTCGACTTCAGCACCGCCGAGCTTACCGAGAAAGGTTCCAATGGTGCTTAAATCGTCCGCCGTTCCTGCTACTTGTTTGATCGCGTTTGAAGCCATATTGACTCCAGCCACTATCGCGGAGATTTCTGCAATCATTTTCTACCTCATAGATAGCAATATCGGAACTAAAACCGACCCTAAAACAAGAATGTAAATACCGTAAATTAGGTGTTCGAGTCTGTCGAACCTCTTAGACCCAGATTCCAGACGCTTCTCAATGTTTTCATAACGTATGGCGCATTCTCTTTCGTGTGCGCCAATCTCAGCTAGAGCATCTTTTACCGTAGGTCGTTGTGCAGTCATTTCTTAGTCTTTTTCTCTAGCGTTTTCTCAAGGC